AACAGTCGGAAGTTACAGTTGTTAGTGAAGAGAGGCCCATTTCGGATAAACCGAAAATGACTGATGAGGAACTTCGTTCATGGGTAGAGGAGCAAAAACGGAAAGAATCTCCGCAGGAGTAAACAATGAAGATTCACTGGAGACCTGTTACGAAGATTCTTCTCGTAACGACGGCGCTTGTATGGGCTGTCTACGATGTTTTTCCCTTCCTTAATCCGGAACGAGGGGATACAATCAGCGAAGTAATTTTGTACTACGCACTTCGTTCATTATTTATCCCTTATGCTTTCGGGGTGCTTTGCGGTCACTTCTTTTTTCCCCGCGACGGGGCGAAGCAAAAACCAAAGATCCTCATTCCGCTTTCTTTGTTTGTCTTGATGTACGATGTGATTGCTCATGTGTTCGACGTTTCGTTCATGATTGGTTCGCAGTCTTATCCGTATGTTCCTTTCCTCGTAGGAATTCCGCTTGGGACATTGTTATGGCCTCAATCGAGGTCGGATAAGATTCCGGACGTAAACAGTGAGGAGAATTCAGATGCCGACAGCGGGAATCAAGGTATTGTTCGTAAGTAAGTCGTGGGATGTTCCCTACGAGATACAACTATGCGAAGACCCTCGACATATCTTTCTCCAAATCGCCCGATTCCGTCCCGATGTGATCGTAACCAGCGAGTTCATTCCGGGAAATTTGAATGTATCGGATTTTGGAACTCGGAAGCGCTGGGTTCATATTGACCCAAACTCCCCCGTGGAATCCGTAATTGGGGTTGTCGAGTCTTGTTACGCGGCGAATATTTGGGGTGAGCATTCCTTGGACGCTAAGAACCCTCTCGTCAGTATTTATACGGGGACGTATAACACCGGGGATTGTCTTCGGGATACTTATCAATCACTTCGGGAACAGACTTATGCCAACTGGGAATGGGTTGTTGTCGACGACGGCAGTACCGACGATACTTGGGTTCGTATTCTGTCTATGGCAAATGAGGATCATCGAGTCCGACCCTTTCAGATGAAACATAATGGAAAGATTGGGAATACGAAGGACGTCGCTACCCGCCTCTGCAACGGGAAATACCTAATCGAGTTGGATCATGATGATATGCTTACGGACTATGCTGTAGACGAAGTCCGTAAGGCTTTCGATTCCGATCCGGAAATAGGGATGGTCTATACGAACTGTGCCGCATTCTATCCGGATGGTTCCCCGCAGCAGTACCAAGATGATTTCTGGAAAGATCGTTATAGGGATACGGAGTATCGCGGAAAAGTTTATAAGGAATGCATCAATCCGGATATCTATGGAAGATTCGGACCGTATCACCAGCAGCAGTTCGGTTGGTTCCTGACGGTGGGACCCAACCACATCCGAGCGTATCGGGCAGAGACCCTGCGGGAGTTGGGTGGGTATAATTCCCGTCTTCCGATCACGGATGACTGGGATTTATTTGCACGATTCTTCCTTCGTTCCAAGTGTTATCATCTCGATAAGTTATGCTATCTTTATCGGTTCCATGACGGTTGGAAAAACACCACTTTCACCCGGAACAAGTCCATACAGGATCATTTGGAATTGGGTCGAAAGCATTACGAACAGGAATTCATAGAGTTCAATACCAAACGGATGATGGAGGAGAAACTTCTGTCCGTAATTGTTCTCGATTGGAATACTCCGGAACTAACTGATAGGTGCATAAAGTCCGTCCGAGGCTCTTGTCCGGAATCCGAGATCGTCCTTGTACAGAACGGGCGTCATTTTGATTGTCCGGAAGCGGATAAAATAGTCCCCCTCGAAGCGAACCTCGGATTTGCCGCAGGCTGCAATACAGGGGCTCTACACGCTTCTACGGAATACCTTTGTTTTCTGAACAGTGACACTGTTGTGGAAGGAGATGTTCTTCATCGTCTTGTGGCGAATGTTTCGGACCCGAACGTGGGCATTGCCGTGCCCTACTCCAACAAGGCAAAACCGCCGCAAGGGTATTACGAAAAGGGCCAGACTCCCGGAACTCAGGACGTGGATTCCGTGGTGGGTTTCTGTATGGTTATTCGAAGGGGCCTATTCGAGAATTTGGGAGGGTTTGATCCGAGATTCTGCAATTTCGAAGACGATGATCTTTCCAGAAGAGTTCGGGAGAAGGGGCTGCTCTGCCGGATTGTTGAGAATACTTGGGTTTATCATGAGGAGAACGCCTCGTTCAAAGCAAACGGTTTGGATGCACAGGCGGAAATCCGGAAATCGGAGAAGGTTTTTCACGCCAAATACCCAAACGTAAAAGTGATAGCGATTACGTTGAATGAGAAGGATTGTCTTCCCGGATTCTTTGATCAATTCCGGCACATAACGAACGACTTTGCCATTCTTGATTCCGGCTCGACGGACGGAACGATTGAGTGGGCGAAAGAGAGTGGTGTAAAGGTAGCTCACAGGGACTTTGATGATTTTGCTTCTCAAAGGAATGCCGCCACCCGTATGTTCGGAGGAGACTCGGATTGGATTGTGATGTTTGATCCGGACGAGAGGCTGGACGAAGAAACCCTCAACAACTTCTGGGAACTTGTACGACAAGATCAATACGAGATTTTCCTGGCACCTCTCTGGGCACGCCATCCAGACGGTTCCGAGCGTCAGTGGGTGTCGAAACCGTTCCTGTATAAAAATTCGGAAAAAATTCATTGGATTTTTTCTGTCCACGAAAAACTGATCGGATCCTATAAACAGGCGCTGATTCGCAATGCAAAACTGACCCACATGTTGGAATACCACTCCCCGGAACGACGAAATGACATGTCTGTATTTTATGCAAGTCTCCAGAAAGAAGAACGGGCTCTCGCAGGCGACTTTCCAATACTTGATTATGAGCATGTGGACGATGATCGGATCGATAAAATCTACTTAGGTCCCTTAATTTCAGTGTTGATACCCACTTACAAGAGGGAGGATCTTTTGGGGCGTGCTATTGGGTCTGCTTTAATTCAAGATTATATGCCCTTAGAGGTTGTCGTTGTTGGAGATGCATGTCCGGAACTTAATTGTGCATTCGACGACACGCGTATCCGAACCTTTAATCTTCCGGAGAATCATGGTGCGGGAGGGGCGGTGCCGAGAAACTATGGGATTATGCTTTCGAGAGGTGCTTGGATAGCGTACTTGGATGACGATAACCTCTTGAAACGCAACCACCTTTCAAGTATATTTGAGAGCATGAGGATTGCTTCCGCTTCCTTTGGTTTGTCTTCGATGGAAGTGGACGGAAAGCCTCTGATCTGTGAGAAACCTGAGTTTGGTTCTGTGGATACCTCGTGCCTTCTTCATCGGAAATCTTTGGTAAGGGATTTTGGTTGGTGGAAGAATCGAGAAGAGGACGGATACGCACACGACTGGATGTTTGTGAGTCGTTGGGTGGACGGGGGTGTCCGCTGGGTAGCTACGAAAACACCCACCGTTATATATAACCGACACACAAGTGGTCAGAGTGAGTATTTAGCAACCAGGGTTGGTTTGAGCGAAGGGGATAGTTGATGGGGCAAATTCAGACAAACTCTCAAGTAGAGGTGGGTGCAGTCAACTTGGATTTATTTGCGGGCCCGGGATGGTCTTCGCCTTTTACGCTTCACAGTATTCTCTATCGAAGAACAAAGACAGAGGCGATCGACATTATCGTGGAAGCGGTTGTGAATGGTCGCTCTCTTGTTATTGATCGTGTACTGGGTACCGGAGATATTTTTTATGTGTTCCCGAATCAGCGTGTTACTTACCCCATATCTCTTTCAAATGGGTTTAAAATCCGTTTCCGAACGGATAAAGTGACTTCGGTGACAGAGGATCACAGTGTTTTCGTCCAGTGGGCAGACTTTACGTAGCAGAGGATACTGCGGCGTTACAGTTTCTTGATCGAAAGGAAAAGCTATGCCGATTGGTGGAGGAGATCCAAAACGTTTTGGTGATGGGCTCGTTGTCAAAGTCCGTCCGGATGCCACTCGTGGTGGTGCTGACCTGTGGGACATGCGGGATGCGGTTGTGGCTCTTATGGAAGAGCTGGACAACATCTATGCTGCAACACAGTTGGCAGACTTTGCCACGATGAAAGCCGCGCTTGCTGGCGGTCGTACGCATATCAAGCTTGCTGATATGGCTGACGGAACTGAGTAGTCTTTCTCGGAGGGGGGTGGGTTCCCACTCCCCTCCCGTTTCTGTGCTTCCTCGAGGTCTGCGAACGGTGGATTGAATTATGTCTTGTGAAGACCTTTTCCACTTCTATGCAGACGTTGGTAATTTCGGGTTGGCTGGGTTTTGCTCATATGACCCGAACCTGAGAGCAAACTTATGGCAGGGAAATTCGGTAGATATTTTTCTGCACCTGTTTGCTGAGGGTGTTCCGGTAGACGACTTGTCATTAGCGACTTCCGGAATTTTCCAGGCACTTGGGCACAGAGACAACGCGATTGGGGTTCAGATAAGTTATCCGGATCCCAACATCGCGATTGATAGTCCTAGTACGGGGGTGGTCAAGGTAAGTCTCGATGACACCATGACCAACGACATGGAAGGGGAGTACGATCTGTCCATAGAGTTTACCTGGGCGGATAAAGTTCTCGAATGGCAATTCGGAAAGACTCTGAATGTCATGAGAGATAAAATCCTCTTTCCGTAATGTGCAATCCCGCCGGACGTTCCGGCAAATCTAGTCAATCTGATTGAGTTGATGGAGTGCTGTTATGTCTACAGCAGGTGAAGCTGTTTATGAAGGTGTTCTAACGCGAGGAGATGTTTCTCCACGTGCCATGGAATCCATGGTTAATGTTGTCCTCCTTGGAAAAGGAAAAGACGACAGTTCGACCGACGACTCTTCTTCCTCGGACAGCTCGAGAAACGATCCTAAGAGTAAGCAGATTGCGGGTGATCCTTTTTCTATGATGGCTAAAGGAGAGTTCGTTCCTCCTCGTCATAACCCGCAAGTGTGGGCGTCTGCCATGGAGCAGAGTACGCGCCTTGGAAGGTGCATCCGCACGTACGCCAGAAATACTGTGGGTCTTGGTTGGTTTATCGAGCCCATTAACAAGATTAATCCAGAGACCCCAAAAGAAGTAAGAAAGAAAGTAGAGAAGCAGACAATTAAGCTACAAAAAATGTTTGATAGACCCAACCCTCTTATGCCTACTACTCAGCTATTCTTCATGTCTAAGGTAGATGAGGAATCTACAGGAAATGGATACCTGGAGATTGTCCGGGATAATGCGGGTAAGATCAATGGTATTTTCCATGTGCCTTCCGTGAGTATGAGGATCCGTGTGCGAGAAGGCGATAATAAAGAACAGATGATTGGCGGTTTCGTACAGATTCGGGGTAACGAGAAAAGGTATTTCAAAGAATTTGGTGACACCAAGGTAATGATAGCTGAATCCGGCGATTATTATCGAGGGAACAAACCTCTTCCCATGAATCAAAGAGCTACAGAAATACTCCATTTCAAATTATACAGCCCTACCAGTACATGGTATGGAGCTCCTAGATATCTGTCAGCCGCCCCGGCTATTTCCGGAAACCGTCTGGCAGCTCTCCGGAATGTAAACTTCTTTGAGAATGACGCCGTTCCTCGTATGGCTCTCATGGTTTCCGGAGGGACATTAACTCCGGAATCTGTGCAATCTATTGAAGATTTCTTCAAAGCAAAAGTCCAGGGGGTTCCCAAAGCACATAGTGTATGTGTTATCCAGGCAGAACAGCGTCAAGTAGGTTTCCAGCAGCAAGGACGGGGCCCGAGACTTGATCTAAAGCCCCTGACGGTAGGCGTGACAGAAGATGCAAGCTTTGAGACTTATCGGAAGAGTAATGATGAAGAAATCCGGGAAGCCTTTGGTCTCGCTCCTGTCTTCTTTACGACTACGGATGTAAATAAGGCTTCCGCGCAGGTATCAAGGGAGGTCAGCAATGAACAAGAACTAGAACCCGACCGTCTGGAGAAGGAATACATTATTAATCAGACGGTTGTGGCTGACGTCCTTGGAGAAGAGCCTCTCGTACGATTCCGGTTTGAAAGAATGAAACTGACAGATCCCCTCGACACAGCTCGTATGGATCAGACTTACGCTGGATTGGGAGCTCTCACACCAAATGAACTCCGATCCAGTATTGGGAAGCCGCCTTACCCGAAAGATTATAAATTCGCAGATAAGCCCATGCAGGTTGCGATGGCAGAGCTTAGCATGCAGCTTGCCGAAGCGATTATTGGAGAGTTCAAGAGTCAGATCGCTCACCAGACGGCACAGGCAAAAGCCCAACAAGAAGCCGCTGGTATGGGAGGAATGGTTGGGGGAGCTGAAGGGGGAGGAGAAGAGCCTCCTCCGGAAGAAGGAGCTCCGGAAGAATCCGGTATTGAAGAATGGTCAGATGACGCCAGTACTGATGAAAGCTCTCCCATTACTGTAGATTCAGAAGAATCCGAAGAAACAGATAGTAGTGTGAAGAGGATCCACGAAGCACTTGGGATTGGTAAAGATGGTTCGGCAAAAGACCTGCCGGTAGAAGCTTTATTGGGTGTGGCTACTGAATTGATGAGAGATGCCAGGAATATGGGCGTCAAGGAAAGCCTTTTGAGTTTGACAAAGGAGGAATAGGTCATGGAAAAGATGGTCCTGTGGGAAGCAGGGGCGATCGTCGAGAAGGCGTACCAAGACGACAAAGGTAGAATGCATGTCGTTGCGGTAGCCAGCGATGACGCTACCGATCTCCAGAGTGATCAGATGAGTAAAAGTGCTCTGGAGAAAATGGCGGATCAAGCAAATGGGGGCGTTCCCCTCCTGGACAACCACAAGTCTACTTTTGAGTTCGGTCGTTCCGTTAAAGGAGCACTGATCTCTAAAGAGGTGGATGGAAAGGTTTGTCAGCAGTTCGTGGTGGATCTCGAGCTGGATGCGGACTGGCCTCAGTCTCGTACCCTGTACAAAGAGATCAAGGGTAAGAAATGCAGTAAGCAACTATCAATAGGCGGCAAGCTAAACCTGAAAAACCCCAATGCCATCTCGATTGAGATGACAGAGAAGGGGATGGTACGCCGGATCAATGATCTTGATCTGGATCACATCGCTTGCACACGCTCCAAGCATGCCGCCAACCCCCGCACCGGTTTCGTCTCCGCTATCATGAAATCTCTTGATGAAGAGAATGCTTGGGAAGACGTTCCGGTTATGCAGGAGGAGTCGGAAGCGGAAAAAAGCAACGGCTCTAAACCTGTGGAGATAGAGGAAGATGCATCCAAGGACGCAGAGACGGCGCTTGGATTGCTTCAGAAGATTGGGCGCATGCTCAGAACCAAGAATGGAGGAGAAAACATGGAAGTCGTGAAAGAGGAAACACGCGTGTCCAAGGGAGAGTTTGAAGAGGAGACGACCTCTGATGAGTCTTCCATTTCTGAGGACACCGCAAAGAAAGTGGAAGACCTCGTCGATGGTGCCTCTCCTGGTATGGAAGAGGATGAATCCGAAAAGGGTTGGCCCATGGATTCAGACAGTGACTCTGAAAAAGAGTTTGATGACGAGGACTCCACGGATGATTCCGACGACTCCACAGATGAATCCGATGAGTCCGATGACTCCTCAGATGATTCCAGTGATGAGTCCGATGATTCGTCGGATGAGTCCAGCGATTCTTCTACTTCTGATATCTCGATTGATATCGACGAAGAGGAAGAGGCAACGACTCCGGAAGAGGACATGAGCGAAGAGGAAGTGGAAGCTGCTCGCGTACTTATGGCTCGTCGTCGTCACCATCGCGAAATCGCCAAACAAGAGAAAGAAGGCGAGGACGAAGAGCAGATGGTTCGCGAAATTGCTATCCTGCTCAGCAAGGCGAAGGATATGAGAGCCGGTAACCGGATCGAGAAGGAAGCTCTCAAGAGTGCCCTCTTTAACGTGCGTTTTCTGCTTGCCAAGCAGATCACGGAAAAGAGTGATGCGGGTGGTAAGGCTGAGCCGGGTGCTGCTGCTGCCATGGCTGCTCTGATTGCCCAGACTGGACCTTATGCACCCACCACAGAGAGTGCTGCAAAGGGTGATAAGGTAGCTGGCGACAAGCAGCAGGGAGAGACCGATATGGCTCGTGGTTCCGTGACTGACGCTAACAAGCTGCCCACCTACGGGGAAGCAACGAAACCTCAGGAAACAGCTCCGTCCGCTGCACAAGCTGCCGGTATGATGGCGGCTGCTGCAAGCATGTCTTCGAAACTTCCTCAGATGGATGAGACCGCCGAGTACGGAAAGTCCATTGAGAAGTCCGTCGAGAGCGTGCTTCAGAAGAGTATGGAAGCAACAAGCCAGATGGTCCTCAAAGCCACTCAGAAAATGGTGGAAGTTCAGAAGGAGCAGATGGAAATGGTCAATAAGCGTCTCTCTTCCTTGGAAACGGCTGGCGGCGTTAGCCAGGGCGGTCCTCGTGGTGTGACCGACGGAGAGATTCAGAAGACGGGTCAGAAATCCGGTCCCGTGTGGGGTGGTATTTTCGGGGGTGCCCCGAATCAGGCGATGTCGCGCATGTAGTGAGTCGCTCGTTTTGGATAGGGTCTAAACAGACTTTTTTCGGAAATTTTATAGGAGGAAACAAAAATGGGTTACGGTGATCCGAACGAGGCCATCGTTGAAAAGAGCATCCAGACGAGTGATTTGCTCAGCGGTGGTCTGCTGAATCCGCTTCAGCAGTCCCAATTCATCACACTCGTCAAGAAGTTCTCGGTACTTCTTCCGCAGTCTCGCTTCATCCGCATGCCGCGTCCTTTGATGGACATCGACAAGCTGTGGGTGGGTGAGCCCGTCACGGAATCCGTGGATGAAGCCACCGACACTGGCAACCTCTCACGTGCCAAGTTCCAGCGTATCACGCTCCAGGCGAAGAAAGTCCGGAGTGCATGGAACATCACCACTGAGGTTCTCCAGGGCAATATCGAGCAGAATGACTTCGAGCAGACCATTATGAATACAATGGTCGAACGTAGCGCGACCGACCTCGAGCAGCTCGCGATCAATGGCGACACCACCACGACTGGCACCACTCCGGATGCCCGTCTGCTTCGTCGTCTTGATGGTTGGGCTCTCCAGACCGAGTCTGCGCATATCCTCGATGTCAAAGGTGCTTCCATCCAGAAAG